CGTAAGCTATCTTATTACTCCAACGTTTATGTTGTAAAAGATCCTCTTCATCCAGAGAATGAGGGTAGAGTATTCTTGTTTAAGTATGGTAAGAAAATATTTGATAAGGTTCTGGAAGCAATGCAACCAGAGTTTGATGATGAAACTCCAATCAATCCTTTTGATTTTTGGCAGGGTGCAAACTTTAAGCTGAAGATTGTTAAGAAGGATGGGTTCTGGAACTATGATAAGTCAGAGTTTGATAAGGTAGCACCTTTACTAGATGATGATGATGCATTAGAAGCATTGTGGAAGAAGCAGTATTCTTTATCTGCTATCACTGCACCAGATCAGTTTAAGTCATATGAAGATTTGGAGAGACGCTTGAAAACTGTCTTAGGGCAGATACAAAAGCAAGCACCTAGACTAGATGAGGAGGTAGTATCTGAAGCTGAAGATCCAGTTCCAGTGGCTGCACCAGTATCAACATCTTCTGATGAAGAAGATGAAGCACTCAGTTACTTTCAAAAGTTAGCTGACTCTTGAGATACAATCAACTCTGCTTGACCCTCTTGGTCATAGCAGCATATATAAATCTACTTAAGTAGATCATGTATACAATCTAATATTCTCTCCTTTCTTTAAGGTGTCGCTCACATACTGGGCGGCACCTTTCTTGTATGGCATGATCTCATCCATGTCATTGAATATTACATTCAAGAAATTATTTTTTAGAAGATATATATTTCTTTTCTCTTCATCTTTTTTTAGTTCATATTCATAGTTAGTGACTGATTGAATCATATTTGCAACTGGTATAGTATGATAAGAACCATTATCAAAGAACTCATAGTAATGAGCATTACCAGTTCCAACCTCACCTTTTACAGTAAAAGTAACTTGCTCTGTCCCTCCTATGCTAGGATTTTGAACAGATGGAATTTCTGATAGTGTGTATTTAAATCTGATTGCCACATCACCTACAGCAAGTACTTCAGTGACAGGGAATCTTCCATTATAAACATCTGTAGATACATTTTGAATTAGAACTTCATCACCCACTTTCAAATCTTTGATACCATTATTCATGGTAACAGTTGCTATTTTAGATTCAGTACCAGATATCTGAGTCACCTTTGTATTGATAGCTTGAATAAAGTTGCCATTAGTTTTCCATGTGTTTGGAGTTTCTAACCCTCCCTTTAAGATGACAGCACCCTTTGTGTTTTTAATTTCTATGGTTTCATAGTGATGAATTCCAGAGAATAATTTATCATAGGTTCCATATTTTTCTAGTAGAAATTCATCTAATGATGATTGAGGAAGAGGCCACTCTGATTGAACATTTGTTATATTGTTAGCAAGTAAAACTAACCAATCCAAAGTAGGGTCATCATAATATTGTTGTGCAATAGTATCTGGTCTATCATCACCAACAATACTATATTTTTCAAAGTAAGTTAAGTCTTGAAAAATGTCAGGACGTAATCTACCACGTTTGAATAGATTTTTTACAGTGATATAGTTAGATATGTCATTAGCATTGGGATTGCGATTGACATAATCAAGATTTGGTACTTGTCTGAAGTAAGAGTTTGTCATAGTTAGAATCCTGTTCCTTCTTTTCCTTCATCATCATTCCAAAAATCATCATTGTATATTGGAGTTATCTCTTTGAAAGATAGTCCTACCTGATAAGAGGTCATTGAACCATCTCCTCTACCACCATTATCCTCATAGGTGCTGTAAGAACCATCTGGTGTGTAGTCCACATTGAATCCAGTTAGAGCACATATTTTTATATTATTTAAAAATGGATGTGGATCTCCATCTTTATATGTATACTTTAACTTCCAAACATTTGGAGTTTTTAAAAAGATTCTACTATTAGATCTCTTAGGAGCCATTTGTTTTTTAAAGAATCTGATAATTTGTTTTATCTTATCAGCTTCTTTTGGTTCTCTAGGAGTAAATTTATATGTATAGTTGAATGTTCTTAACACTGGACCATTAAATAATACTTCTAAATTATTATTGATTGTTAAACCTGTTCCTCTTGTCAAAATATTTGCTCCTATTGCTTGTCCAGCAAAAAATGCTTTGATTGCATCTTCACCTACAGCAGTTGCCAAAGCACCACCTGTTTTACCAGCAGTCTCCATAATACCTTGCATATTAAATCCTCCACCAGATACCACATCAGCTATTTTAGTCATTACTTCACCTGCTGCTTGAGCTCCTGCTACTTGAAAGGGATTTAATCCCTCTTCACCCCAGTTAACAGAGTTTGATTCTGATATACCAGGTTGCATTGGAAGACTTACTACCCCTCTTCTAACTTTTTCTCTTTTATCAATATCTTTTATTTTAAATAAGTTTCTTCCTGTTGCATTTAGGTCTAATCCTGATTGATAGTCATAACATGTTATCTTAAGGAAGTCAAAGTTTGAACTGTCTTGTTGATTCAAAGGATATCTTCCTATGAAAAATCCTTCTGGATCTTTAGGAATGTCAGTTACATTAATGTTACTTAAATTAAATTTAGATCCCTTGCTATCATCATCACCACCTGAATTCTGACCAGATTTTGATTCATTTTTTGCTACGGTTTTATTTTCAGTATCTATTTTATTTTTATAAGAAGCAAGTTTTTCTAAATCTTCTTTTGATAAATTATCAACAGATTGTTTTAAAGCTTGATTCCAAGAATCTAGATTAATTTGAGTTGTAACAAGAGCAGATCCCCCACTATGAGACTCAACTGGGTCCCAATTATTGTTAACATAATTTGCTATAGTTTCTCCCTTAGAATCTGTTACTTTAATGGTATCAGCATCCGCATCTATTTCTATAATGTTAATAGATTTTTCTAAATTAGAAAATTTTGTTTTAGATACTTCTGACATGAATATCTTTTTAGTTATTTAGTCTTAAAGTTTGCATAAGATAATGAACGTAGATAATCTATCTCATCATTGTTGATCACATGCAATCTTCCTACCACCTCTTGCCATGTATAGTTCCTTGATGTTCCCCAATGAAAGTTAAGTCCTTGGAATCCCCACCTTTCTACAAAGGTAACAGCAACAAGAGGGAACTCATCATACACACCAGGTGTTTTGGCATTATATACAAAGGTATAGTATCCACCTGCATCAGGAACTAATTCAGTTTGACTGAAGACCTCCATGATATTCATCATGATGTCATCAGCACTGGTTAGTCCTTCAATTTGTTCTTGAAGTTCTTCTGTTCTCTCTGACATTACTTGATACCTAACTCATCTTCTGTGATAACTTTGAATTCAATTCTTCTATCTAAACAAAACTCTTGTGCTGCTTTCCATTTAGCTTGGTTGACAGCATAGGTTGTAAGTTCATACAGATATGATTTAGTCACTCTAGATTTTTTCTTTGGTGGTTTAGTTTGCTTTTTTGGTTTCACTTCAATCACATAAGTTTTAACCTTACCATTACTTTCTTTTACTTTCATAAGAAAGTCTGGATAGTATCTATGAGGTCTGTGATCTACAGGAGATAGGTATGGAATACTTATCTCTTCAGAAGCCCATGCTATAATATTCTTATTCAGATCACAGTATCTACAGAACTTACGCTCCCAACTACTACGACATATTATATTATTTGAATTGCCTTGATATTTTTGAGGGTACTTTGGTTTGTACTTACTCTTAATACTTTCAGCCATCTCTTATACATAATATATAATCTAAAATATTTATAGATGGCAGGTGCTCGTCCAGAAAAATTAAGAGTAGATGATATAAAAAGTAGGTTGTTGAATGTTGCACAGACCTCCCAGTATCGTTTGACTCTATCAGTGCCAGCAGCAGTTAGATCTAGACTTACAGATTTAAGTGATCTAGATCTAGATAATATTAGCTTGTCTTGTTCAGAAGCAAACTTACCAGGTTCCTCATTAGCAACTCATGATGTTACTAATGATTATCAAGGTGTCACTGAGAAGATGGCATATAGGAGAATATATGATGATGTGTTGGGGTTGACATTCTATGTTGATAGAGAGTATAATACAATTAAAATGTTTGAAAGGTGGATTGATTATATCAGTGGGATTACAGATCCTACAAAATTTAAAAGTCCATTTACAAATCAAAGAGTATCTTATCCTAAAACATATAAGAAGGATATATTCTTGAGTAAGTTTGAGAAGGATCATTTTTCAGATGAATCCACCATCCCTAAGGTAACTTTTGACTATACTTTTGTTCAAGCTTTTCCTAGAGATATCACTGCCATTCCTCTTTCTTATGAACAAGGACAAATTTTAAAGTGCAGTGTGTCCTTCTCATTCATAAGGTATGTTGTGGAGGATAAAAGAGAAACTCTTGTAGGTCTTCTCTAAATAAACTACACTATAAAATATTATGCCATTACCAACCATTGTTACGCCAACTTATGAACTTGAGTTGCCATCTACAGGAAAGAAAATTAAGTATAGACCTTTTTTAGTTAAGGAGGAGAAGTTACTTGTTCTAGCATTAGAGTCTGAGGATACAAAACAAATCACCACTGCTATCAGAACTGTTCTTAAGAGCTGTATTGAAACTAGAGGAGTGAAGGTGGAATTACTACCTACTTTTGACATAGAGTATTTGTTTTTACATATAAGGGGTAAGTCTGTTGGTGAAGAGATTGAAGTTAATTTAATATGTCCTGATGATGGAGAAACTAATGTTCCAGTTACAATTAACATTGATGATATTAAAATTCAAAAAGATAAATCACATAGTAAAAAAATTAAATTAGATTCTGAGTTGGTAATGGAGATGAAGTATCCTTCATTGGATGAGTTCATCAAAAATAATTTTGATTTTACTGATGATTTGGATATGGATTCTTCCTTTGATCTGATAGCATCTTGTATTGATAAAATTTATAATGCAGAGGAGGTATGGTCTACAGCAGATTGCACTAAGAAAGAAGTGAAAGATTTCCTAGAGCAAATGAATAGTTTGCAATTTAAACAAATTGAAAATTTCTTTACTACTATGCCTAAGTTATCTCACAGCATAAAGTTTAAGAATCCTAAAACATCTGTTGAGAATACTGTGGTATTAGAAGGGTTATCATCTTTTTTCGCGTAGCCATGGTTCACATGGACTTGGAGAATTACTATAAAATTAATTTTGCTTTACTCCAGTTCCATAAATATTCATTAGCTGAGGTTGAAAATTTAATTCCTTGGGAGAGAGACATTTACATTGGTATGCTTAAGCAGCATCTTGAGGATGAAAAATTAAAGCAACAACAAAGAAGTAACTAATGGCAGCAGCTACCACCAGTCCAGTAAAGATACTTACAGATCTAGGATATGAGATCTGGGAGATGGAGATTCCTGAGGACTTTCGTAGCGCTTTGATAGAGGCTATTAATACTTTAATCATGTCCAATCCTAGTGATGGTCGCATACCCATACTTCAAGAAGCAATAAGAGCAGTTCAGAAACCTAAGTTTAAAGCTAAGAAGATTAGGTTGAATGTAGATAAAGTATTAAATAAAACTCAACCTAGACTTGAGGGTCAGAAGTTACAAGAAGATAGTGAAGAAGTTCAAAGTAATAATGATGTTTTATCCAGTGTATTAGTTCCTAGACTAGATGGTATTTCTTCTGCTCTGAGTGGCATAGGTGGTATTCTAGCATCACAATTATCTCTTGAAAGAATAGCATATGAAAGACAAAGAAAAAGAGATTTGTTAAATGAGAAAAGAGAGAGAGAAAAATCTTTAGAGAATGAAGGGAATACTATAGGTAAAACCATAAAAAAAATTGTAGAGCAACCTATCAAAAGTTTTGGAGAGAGACTTCTACAATTTTTAAAATCTGTAGGACTAGGTGCTGCTGTTCTGTCTCTTTATAATTGGCTTCAAGATAATGAGAACTTGAAAAAGGTAAAGGCAATAGCAGATTGGTTAGGTGATAATGGTGGTAAACTTATTAAATCATTAATAAAGTTAGGAAGATTAGGAGTAGCATCTAAGATTGGTAATCTTCTTAAAAAAGTAGGATCTGTTTTCACTGATTTTCTTTTTGTAAAACCCATTAAAACTTTAACTGAAATTATTAGAAGATCTATAAGTGAAATTTTTAATATAGGAGGAATAAAAACAAAGCAATTTCAGACTTTTAAGATGAGGAAGGGGTTGATTAAGGTGCTTGAAGAAGCTAGAAAATATAATCCTGACTTGATGAAAAATTTTAGTAAAAGAGAATTTTTAAAACTTACTGATTCAAATATAATGAATGCTTTAAAGAGGAGGGGTTTTGAGGATATTGAAATAGCAGAAATACTTAAAAGATCATATAATACTGGAGAATTAAGTAAAGGACAGCAACTTTTCATAGGGAATACCATATCTAATGCAAGAAAGGGAATTGATGGAGAAAAACTTAGTACTATTATTGAAAATCCACCAACGATGACAGACAATAGAGCTGTGAAAGATGTGGGAAAAGAGATTACAGGTAAAAAAGCTGATTCATGGATGAAAAAACTTTTAAAATTTTTAGAGAGAAAGGGATTGAAAGATGTAGATGAAGTAAAGTCTCTAAGAAAATTAATATTTGGTGGTGTAGTTAAAGGTCTTAATGTATTGGATATAGGATTGGATGGTTATGATGCTTATAGGACTTTTAATGAAGATAAAAAAGTATCCTCTGCTTTTTATGCACTTGCTGCTTTGACTAGTGCTGCAACATTGGCTGGTGCTCCTCAATTTGGACTACCATCTCTTGGATTTTCTTTATTGGGTATGGCTTATGAGGATGAGAAATTTAATAAGGGTGCTCAAGTTGGTATGGAATTAGATCCATCATCTGCATTTGGCATGGGAGGTGGTGATCCATTCTTAAATCTTCTCATGAAAAAGAGAGAGGAAAGGAGAGAGATAGAAAAAAATCTTGATATTAAAGGTAACAAAAATAAAATTGGAGATCAATCATTTTTAATGCCCAATGATTCTACTAGCAGTCCAAACATTTCTTTTCTTCAAGGTGGTAATCAATCTCAAGTGACATCTGGAAATGGTTCTAGTTCTAAACTACAAGAACATAACTCAGTTGATGAAGGTAATGTTAATATCACTTCAGTGAGATCTACAGTTGGAGCATACACATGATATTACCTTTACTTGGAACTGTAGCTAAGATGGCTATCAAAGGTGTAGCAAGTAGATCACGTCGTAAAAAAGGAGAGGGTGCTCAAGTATCTAAAAGTATAGTTCAAGATAGTAAAAATAAAAAATCAAGTGCCTTAGTCAAACCTACTACTCCTATATTTGGTGGAAGTAAACAAACAACTGAAACATCATCCTCAATACAATCTTCATCTATTGTAGAGTCTCTTAATAAAATAGACAAATCAATTGCAAATATAAGATCAATAATAGAAAGTGAATCTAAATTTAAATCAAAAATTAATGCAAATAATCTAAGGAAACAAAATTTATTAATGAAGAGAAATAAGGAGAAAGAATTAAAATCTAAAAAAACTTCTGTGTCAGTGACTGGTAGAACAATATCTAAGATGGGTTCATTCCTAAGTAGATTCCTACCATTTATTGTGGCAACTCTCCTTGGTTCAGTTGTTCTGTCTATCTACAAAGGTTTAGGTGCTATAATAAAATTCTTTCAGAATATATTTAATGCTTTGAATGGTTTCTTTGCTGCCTTAGATCCTTTTATTAGACCCATCTTAGATTTTTTCAATTTGTTTAGGAAACAAGACACTGGAGATCTAGATCCTAAGATTGGTGAGACTGAAGAAGAGAAAGTTAATCAGTTGGAGGGGCAAGTAAAAGAACTTGATGAACGAGCTGATGTGTTTGTTAAGGAATTTAATAAACAAAAGGAAGAGTTGTTAAAAGCTACTACTGAATATCAGAAAGGTGTTGAGGTGGTTCTTAAAAAAATTAATGATGATATTCTAGTTGCTCAGGAAAATATTCCCTCAGATACTGAGGAGAATGCAAGTGTTGATATTTCTATGACTGATGACACCACTGAGGTAACTCCCACAGTTGCTGACACCACTGAGATAACTCCCACAGTGTCAATGGTTGATAAAGATATTAATAATATAATTCCTGATAAGTCCAATAGAGAATTAGATGTTAAACCTACCACACCACTAGTTCCTAACAAAGAAGAAGATAAAAGTTCAGGTAATAAATTATCACTAGAAAGGTTTTTTGTTGATGGAAAAGCACCTACTATTGCAGGTCTAAGAGAATTGGAGGGGAGGACAGATATGAATGAACATTTCCAAAATAGAGATATAAGAAACTATACTAGGAATTTAGAATCATATAATACTGAAAAGTATGGTGATTTCAGAGAAATAGGGGTTTCTGGTGTTGGAGATTATAATCCAGGTGATCCTAACTATGGGATAGCATTAGAAATTCAGAAAGCAACTATAGGAGGAGATACAGAGAGGCAATGGGAGTTAAGACAAACGTTAATCAAATTAGAAGATCAAGCATTCTATGAAACTAATCAGGGAAAAACTGATGTAATTTTTGTCTCTCAAAATACTCCTCAATCTTCAATGGGTGGGAAATCTTTTATTCTTCCTCTAGGCACTGGCATGGGTGGTGTAAGTGCATTAAATAGTAAGAGATCCTCAGAATTTGAGAATAGAATGTACACAACATGACTGACTTAAGACCAGGTAACATAAGAAGATTTAAGATTCATGGAAAGAATGGATCACCAGACTTTGCTGGATCTGAAACACAGGAAGATGGTAGAGTATCCCTAGCTGATGTCAGATACTATGAGAATGTAATGTCTAATGTGATTACACTGAGTGTTGGAGTGAAGGAGACAAATGATTTCTTAGATGAACTTCCTATTAGAGGAGGTGAGAAGGTGGACATAGTTTTAGAGGATACCATAGGAAATAAGTTATCACCCACATTATATGTCAATAGGGTTAGAAATGTCGTCTCAGATACTTTAGAAAATAATTATTTTTTAGATCTAGCATCTGAGGAACTTTTTAAAAATGATTTAACTAGAGTAGTCAAGAGATATAATGGTAAAATTTCTGAAAATGTAAAAAAAATCTTGACAGAATCAAATTCAAAAGGATCAGAGAAATTAACTAGTAAAAATATAAGTGTAGATGATACTCTAATTGATTATAATTTTATTGGTAATAATAAAAAACCATTGTATGTGTGTACATGGTTAGCATCCAAATCAATACCTGCACAACCAGGTGAGGGTACAGCAGGTTATCTTTTCTTTGAAACACAAGATGGTTTTCAATTTAAATCTATTGATGGATTGTTTAGTCAGTCCTATAAGAAAAAATATATTTTAACAGAGACTCAATTTCAACCTGATGAATATGATGGAAAAGTTCTTAGTTATTCTATAGATAGGGATGTTGATTTGCAGAAAAATTTATCTCTAGGAATGTACTCTAATAAAAGTATTTACTTTAATCTTTATGATTATGAATATGTAGATCAGGAATTTTCTATCAACAATGATAAGGTGAAAACTGGAGGGAAGAATAGTATTCCAGATTCTATTCAAAACTTTGGAGAGAAACAATCTAGATTGATGACAAGAATTCTTGACATTGGAACTCTTCCTGCAGGTAAAGATCCTGAGGGTGAGTTGGAAACTTGGAAGAGTGATCCTACCAAACCAACTTACAATGCTCCTAAAACTATGGTGCAATCTTTAATGAGATATAATCAATTGTTTTCTATCAAAATAAATATTATGATAGCAGCAGATTTTTCTTTGAAAGCTGGTGATTTAATTTATTGCGATTTCCCTGAAGTTAGGACATCTAAAAATTCAAAAACAAATAAACAAAGTGGTGGTATATATATGATATCAAGTGTATGTCATCGCTTGACATCTGATCAATCTTCTACTAGTCTAACACTGGTAAGAGATAGTTTTGGTAGAAAACCCTTCTGAGAACAATTATGAACACTTACAAACCTTACATTGAACCAGATGGAAAAGAACATGTGAATCATAACATGAATCAATACACTGAAGATGATTTAAAAATGCATAATGATGCATTTCATCATGAGGAGAGTGAAGAGGTAGATCAACCTGGAAGTATTAATGATTGGCACAAGAGACATGAGGATCAAACACTAGAGGTGTTCTGTGACACTCATCCAGATGCATTTGAGTGTAGAGTTTACGACGATTAATGTTAGAAAATTCATTACTAAAAACAAATTTTATTGGACGTGATGGTTATGTCTGGTGGATAGGTCAGATTCCAAAACAAAAAAATTGGATTTCTAATATAGCTGAACGTCCAACTGAATCTAATGATGATTTTAAGGGATTTGATTATAGATATAAAGTTCGTATCATAGGGTATCATCCTTCTGATGATAAAGAATTATCAGATGAACAATTACCTTGGGCAACTGTATTATTTCCAGTCACTGCTGGATCAGGTCAGGGTGGGGCATCACAGTCTCCTAATCTGAGACAGGGGATGTTTGTTCATGGATTCTTTTTAGATGGTGATGATGGGCAACAACCTATCATCACAGGAGTGTTTGGTGTCAATCAATATGCAGAAGTAAAACGTAACAATGGATTAGTAGGTCCTTATGAGTTGTTCAGTGGGCATGACTCTACAGACTCAAGTAATCCTGTTTCAAGATCCTCTCTTCCAGTCAATCAAGATCAAGCAAGTACAGATGGAGTAGTAATAGAAAGCGCCATTGCTCAAGATCAGGATGTGTCTGGTGCAGATCTTGAGGCTGATAGTGATGATAAAATACCTCAAGAAAATGAAAAACCACCTGAGTGTGATCTTGATAGGACAGAAAATATACAAGTGATATTAAAAAATGCTCTTAATAGAAAACAGAGACTTGAGAAAGCAAAAAAACATTGGAAGACTAAGATTTCTACCACCACTGATAAAGCAAAGATAGATGTGACAGGAGCTTTAAAGGGTATTAGTAATATAGAGAAAGAAATAGATAGAACAATGGTAGAGGCTCAAGAAAGAATAACTGGTCAAGTCAAAAGAATAACTGATGGCATTCAATTGAATATTAATAAAAAAATTAATTCAACTTTAGCAAAATCTTATGCCAGTTTACCACAATCTCAATTATTTAAAGCAAAAAAATTAGGAGATAAAGCTTTTGATGATCTCTCTTGTGCTTTTAGAAACATACAAGCAAATCTTTTCAAGATGGTGGGTAATTTTTTAAAAAATGCTGTCAATAAACTCATCAATGGTCCTCTTTGCGCAATTAATAATTTTGTAGGATCTTTATTAGCAAGAGTCAGTGGAGTGATTGATGGTGCAGTGGGTTCTATCTTAGGTCCAATTAAATCATTCCTCTCATCTGTTGGTGGAGTTAATGATATCATAGATGATCTAACAGATGTTGCTAGTAGTGCCATGTCTTTTCTCTCATGTGCAGCAGCTCCCAGTTGTGATGAGGTTACAGCATGGAATCAAAGTCTGGGTGTTGATGCTCCTGATATTCTTGGGACTCTAGATATTCCTGGTGCATTGTTTAGAGCAAAAGAAATATACTCTGGAGTTAAAAAATCTTTTGGTAAATTTAAGAACATAGGTGATAGCATAAGTCTTGCTGTGGAGAGAGCTGATTTTGGAGATGTAATTGGTGATGCAATTCAGTCTTGTAATGTAGGTCCATTAAAATGTGGACCTCCTAGAATAAAGTTTTTTGGTGGAGGTGGATCTGGTGCAGCAGGTAATGCTATTATAGGTGCTGCTGGAACTTTACTGGGTGTTGATGTGATATTGCCTGGTAGTGGATACACTGATGTTCCTTTTGTAAGTTTTGAAGATTCATGTGGCAAGGGAGGTGGTGCATCTGGAACTGCAGTTGTCCAAGATGGTAAGGTGGTTGATGTTATAATGGATGATACTGGAACAGGATATCTTACTGCTCCTGATGGAAGTCAAGGTGGAGATGGTACAACATGGGCAGAATCTGATGAAACCACAGTCAAAAGGGGTGATGGAACATATGATGTTCCATATTTGCCAGGTGAAGTTATTGAAGTTTGTCCTGGTGATACAGTAACAGAACCTGGAGGTAAAGTTGTTCTCATAGGGGGTGAAGAATGTACAACAATAACTGCTAAGTTACCTGAAGAAGTTTCACGTGGAGACTTACCAACATCTAACACTGGAGAATACCCTGTGGTTCTCACCATAGATAGTATCAATGTTGTTGATGGTGGATTTAATTATGATTGTTCCAAAGACACTGTGGTGGTTGAACCTGACAATGGAGCAAAACTATCCATAGGAAGATGTGATGCCTTAGGAACCATTAATTCAATAAATGTTGATGATGGAGGAAGTGGATTTAAAGATGATCCTAACATCTATATTCAAAGTGCGAGTGGATACAATGTTAAATTAGTTCCAACATTTAAAACTATCAAAGTGACTGAAGAGATTGCTCCAACTCAAATTATTCAAGTTATAGATTGTGTAGGTAAATTCTGATGAGTAAACCAGTTAATAAACATCCCTATAGATTAGGAAATGAACATGGAGAGGTAAGATTTGGACACATCATAAAAGAAAAACAATTTGGATATCTTGTCAGAACTGGTGACGATGGAGGAAGACATTACATTAGAATGAGATCTAATGGAGATGGCAAACAAGGACAAAAAGGGAGTACAAACTTTCACTCACCTGGTGCTCATACTATTAACTGTGGACAAGATATAAGAGGAGCAAAGAGTGCAGATGGTGGTAAAAGAGTAAATCCACGAGCATATAATTTATTAGCACAGAATGGTGATGTTAGTATAGCTGCTCCTAATGGGACTATTAGATTATCTGCTCAGAATATAGAATTGATAGCAACAGGTAATGATGGGAGAAATGGAGTCATAAAGATAAATGCTAATGAAAAAATTCGCATAGAGGCTCCTGATGTTGAAGTCACCAGTTCAGTATCCACCAAAATAGTGTCAGCAAATCAAGTTAATGTTATTGGTGAAGGTATTATGAATTGTTACGGAGGATTGATGGATTTTTGTGATGGCGCAACTTCACTGTTAGGATCTAAAGATACTGATAAGTTGGCAGCAAAAGCAGGTAAATTATCTTCTTCTTTTGAAGATCTAATGAGAGATCTTCCTACTACTATGGAGGCAACTGCTAATGAACTGAAGAAGTCAGGACTACCAGCAAAATTAAAAGAGTTTGCAAAATCAGATGATGTTGCTAATCTAACTGAACAAGTAGGTGAAATTGGACAGGGATTGACTGAAAACTTAAGTCAATTTGAGGAACAAACAAAAGAATTGTCAGAAAAATTTGGCAGTTTCTTTAAGGACAATCTATAGGAGGTATTATGAAAGTCCCAAGTTTAGAAGTTGGAAAACAACTACAAGTAGGAGCAGGTGAAGCTAAAGCTTTAGGAAAAGGCACAGAGGCTATAAGAGGATCTTCTTACATAGAAGGTCCACTGGAAGTGGGTGATGATGAAGCCTTTGATGATGATGCTCCAGTAGCAACAGTCATGATAGGACCTGAGGCAAACACTGATGTTAAAGATCATGCTAAAAGATCTCTTCATGTGAAGGGTAATGTTAAAATAGATGGTAATGATTTAACTTCTAATGCTCTTAACATTAAAGGAGACACTGATCAAGAAGGAAACATCACAGCAAGTGAGAATATAACAACCAATGCACATTTTATTGGAGACATAACTCAAACTTCTGGAACACCACCTGGTTGTAAATTATTTGATATTCAACATCCAACTAAAGAAAATCATCGTCTTGCTCATGCATGTATTGAAGGTCCTGAGGTTGCTGTGTATACTAGAGGGAGAGTATGTAATGGAAAAAATGTAATTGATTTACCTGATTATTGGAGTGGTCTTATTGACTATGAGACGCTAACAATTCAACTTACTGCCATAGGTTCTCATCAGAATGTGATAGTGAAAAGAGTGTCACCAATTGAGCAGAAAATTTATCTTCAAGCTCAAGGTGGTATGCCTGTTGATTGTTTCTATCATATTATGGCAAAGAGAAAAGATGTTCCTGATTTAGTGGTAGAGTATGAAGGTAAGACACCTGCTGATTATCCTGGTGATAACAGTGGATACTCTATTGCTGGATATAACTATGATGTTAGGAGTTAATTATGAATGATGATTTATTATCTAAGTGTGTCATAGACACCAGTAAAAGGACAGTGTATTTGTATTCAGATGGAGGAGAGAAGAGAGTAGTGAATTGTGATACAGTAGATGAGTTTATGAATGTGATTAGCTTTGTACGTGATAAGGTAGAGGAGGAGAGGGTATTTTATTCAGACCCTCTCTGAGGGAAAATCAACTTTTAATTCCAAAAAAGGGGGGAAAAAAATCTGGGCAAAAAATTGCCCTATTAGTTTTTTTCAGATTCTAGTTCACGCTTCAATTCTTGCTTCATTGCCTCTCTAGCACGAATTGCTTGTTTTCTCTCTTGTTCTTGTTGACGTATCTTTTCCTGTTTTTTCTGTTCTTTCTCCATATTGCCAGCCACTATATCACGATATGAAATTGCTTTTTTCTTACGATCCTCAATTTGCTTTTTTTGCTTAGATTCCAACTCTTTTCTTCTTTGCTCTAAATCTTCTTTTAGGTTAGAATATGATTTCATTTTATTGGCATTTTTTAAATATTTAGTTGAATATATATGTGATGATAAATAATCTTAACGGATAACGAATTAGTAAAAATGGGTCTTTCCAGATTAGATAATTTTCTAAAATCAGTTCGTGGTAGTGTCATATATGTTGACCCTGGCAGTTTGGATGCAACTGATAGTATAGAGAACCAAGGTAACTCACTAACCAGACCCTTTAAGACTATTCAGAGGGCATTGGTAGAAGCTTCTAGATTCTCTTATCAGAAGGGTTTGGATAATGATAGATTTGCAAAAACTACCATTGTATTGTATCCTGGTGAGCACACTGTTGATAATAGACCAGGTTGGATACCCATAGGATCAAATAATTACAAATTAAGGAGTGGAGAGACATCTAGTGACTTTGGTGCATGGGATTTAACTACCAATTATGACCTTACATCTGCAGATAATGAACTTTACAAGTTAAATAGTGTTTTTGGTGGTGTAATTGTTCCTAGAGGAACATCCATAGTTGCTATGGATTTGAGAAAAACAAGAATTCGTCCAAAATATGTTCCAAACCCAGAAAATGACAATATTGAAAGATCTGCAGTTTTTAGAGTAACTGGTGGATGCTATTTTTGGCAATTTACCATTTTAGATGCAGATCCTAATGGATTGTGCTTTAAAGACTATACCACAAATACTTTTGTTCCTAATTTCTCACATAACAAGCTAACTTGCTTTGAATATGCTGATGGAGTCAATAATGTCAATATTGATGATGCCTTTATTAGTGGATCTGATGGTGAATATGCCAGAACTGACCTTGATATGTATTATGCCAAGGTTGGACTAGCATATGGTCCTTCTTCAGGACGTGAAATTGAACCAGATTGGCCATCTAGTGGATTAGACATACAACCAAAAATTGATGAATTTAGAATTGTTGGTTCAAAGGGTAAAGAAGTTGGAATAAGCAGTATTAAGGCAGGTGATGGTTCTACAACATCTACTACTATTACAGTTACTCTAGATTCTGCAGAAGGTGCTACTGCATTTGATGTAGACACACCCATGAGAATTGCAAATGCAGGAACTGGGTATGATGGACAATTTGTAGTATCTAATAAGGTAGATTCTACTAATATTCAATATAAGGTTCAAAGTGCTCCTGATGACCCACTTCCAACTATTGCAAGTGCTACTGCAAATGTAACTGTAGATACTGTAACATCAGCATCACCATATATCTTCAACTGCTCTCTTAGGTCAGTTTTTGGTATGTGTGGTCTATTTGCTGATGGTGATAAGGCAACAGGATTCCAATCAATGGTTCTTGCTCAGTTTACTGGTGTTGGATTACAAAAAGATAATAATGCATTTGTAAAATATAATTCTACTTCAGGTACATATGAGGACAAGACTGCCACAGGTAATAGCAACCTTGAATCAGATTCAAGAGCAAGATATAAACCAGCATATTCTAACTTCCACATAAAAGCGACTAATAACTCAATTTTACAAGCAGTATCTTGTTTTGCTATTGGTTATGCTAATCAATTTACTACTGAGAGTGGTGGTGAGTTATCAATCACCAACTCAAACTCTAACTTTGGTGCAAATGGATTTACATCTGATGGATTTAGAAGAGATGCCTTCACTAGAGATGATGTAGGATATATTAGTCATATTATTCCTCCTAAGGTCAATGATAATGTAGAGACAGGAACTGAGTTTCTTGCACTAGATGTCAAGAAGATTGTTGGTATGGCAGCTACCAATAGAATGTATCTTTATAATGAAACAAATGCCAATGTCCCTCCAGAGTCAATTGTTGATGGATATAGAATTGGTGCAAAAGAAAATGATACCTTAAATGTATTGATATCAAAAGCAGGAATAACAACAACTATTCCAGCAAGAATTATCATGCCAAACACTGAGTTCACTGCGAGTGAAGTGTCTGCTAAAAAGGAATTTCAAGTTGGTAACTCTGCTGTTGGTGTAAACAGTGTATCAAGTAATGTATTCACTCTAACATCAGATCATAACTTTATAAATGGTGAGACAATTAGGGTAATCAGTCAAAATGGACACTTACCTGATGGGTTAGTTCATAACACTGTATACTTTGCAATTACTTCAGGAACTGGTATCGCTGATGCTGATCAAATTAAGATTGGTTCTACCTTAAATGATGCACTAGGAGATGAAGCAATTACTGTAAACAGTAATGGTGGTATTTTAAGTATTGAAAGTAGAGTATCAGATAAGAAATCTGGTGATATTGGACATCCAATTCAATATGACACTAATTCTACTCATTGGTATGTCAATGTTGCTACTGGATCAACAGAAGATAGTCTTTATAATAGTATTGTTGGTTTAGGTTCTACTTCACTTGGAGATGCAACTGCTAGATCATTTATTAGTAGAAAATCTGAGACAAGAAGTTTAGATGATACCATATATCGTGCAAGATTTGTTCTTCCTTCTGCTTCTGCATTAGAGGCAAGACCTCCAATTGAAGGATTTGTATTACAGGAGTCCAATGCATCTATTGGATCTACTGATGGTGAAGTAGCATATCTTTATAATCCCTCTAGCGTAACTCTTGACAACTCCACTGAACTGAGAAACCCAAGATTTATTGCAGATGCATCTTGGTCTGGAAATGTTGCAACTATTGTCACTGAGATTCCTCATGATTTAAGAACTAATTCTACAGTAGAAATAGTAAATGTAACCAGCACTAATAACACTGCTGGTGTTGCTAAGTCTATGTTTAATAATACTTTTGCTGTCACTGGCATTAGTAGTGCTAGACAGTTTACAGTAGCATTGACTGATGATCCTGGCACATTTACCAATAACACATCAGATAGAACTACTTCTTTACCACACTTTAAACCTAAGAAAACACCTGGTACTTACTTTATCTACAAGAGTGATGAAGTTCAAGAGTATATTAAAGGAAAACAGGATGGTGTCTATCATCTACTCCTAGTTAATGCAAGTAATGCACCTACTATTACTCCTTTTACTGGGAAGAGTTACTCTCAACCAATTCAAAGTTTATATCCTCAAACTAATAGAGATAATCCAGCATCTGATGCTCCATCATCTAAGTGTTTTGCTGTTCCTCAAAACATTGGTCAAGTTGCCATCAATGAACAGCAGAAATCTATCACCAGAGAAACACTAGAGAGTAGAGTGGTTGATACTTGTGTTGGATTTGGATTAACTGACATTAAGACTGCTGGTGCTGCTGGAACCACTCACACCCTATTCACTGACATAGATCATGGATTGAACAGAGTCGCTAAGTTGGGTATCACCAGTACAGGTTCTAACTATATTGATGGTAACTACTACAATGTTCAGTTAGTAGGATTTGGTGCATCAACTGTTGGTAAGAATGCAACTGCAAGAGTTACTGTTGCAAGCAATGCAGTCACATCTATCAAGATAATTGATGGTGGTAGTGCATATGGTGTAGGAAATACACTTGCACTGTCTGGTGTTGCTGGCACAACAGGAAACACTGGTGCTGTTCTAACAGTTAATGAAATATACAGCAATATTGGAGACACACTGAGAATCACTGGTGTCACTCCAGATGCTAATTCTGATTACAATACAGTTTATAAGATTACATCTGTTGGTGTAGGTAGTGATAAAGAGGTCAATGTCTCTTCTGCTAACACAGTTTCAAGATACAAGATAGCAGGTATAGGTGTTACTGATGCTGGAACAGGTAATGCAGTTCTCACTGGTAAGACCCTGAATGTATTTGATGTCTTCTATGATAGAGTTGTTGGTCTTGCAACTATCACCACAGTAGAACCACATGGATTGGTTGTTGATGAAAATGTCAATATCAATGGTGCAAATGATAATATCTTAAATGGTGATGCTGTAATTACAAAGGTTGGATCTACAACATCATTTGTTGCCAATGTAGGTATTGCTACAGTTACTCCTACAACTGGACTCACTGGTCTTGCTGCAGGTAATTTGCAGGTTTACCCTCTAGGATTTGTTTCTAGAGGTGGTAATATTGTTAGAGCAACTGAAGCAACATCAGGTAGATTAGTTTCAGAGTATGCAGGTATAAGCACTGTCACTAATAGTTCTACAAGTAATACTGCTACATCCATTAGTATTCAAAATGCAACCAACTTTGATTTCAATGTAGGTGACTTCTTACTGATTGGAAATGAAATAGTAAGAATTAAGACCACTGTAACTGCTGATGCTGTCTCTGTATTCAGGGGTTTATTGGGAACAACCAACGCTGCTCATGATTCAGGTGTGGTCATTAAGAGAGTATTGGCTAGACCAGTTGAACTTAGAAGAAACTCTATTATTAGGTCTGCTGCCCACACATTTGAATATCTTGGATATGGACCAGGTAACTATTCTACCTCATTCCCAACTAAGCAAGATAGAAACTTAGAACCACAAGAAGAACTATTATCACAGTCTATTAAGTCTGCTGGTGGTAGTGTGGTCTTCACCTCCATGAACCAAGATGGAGACTTCTTCATTGGTAATAAGAAGGTCAACTCTTCTACAGGTAAGGATGAAATATTTGATGCTCCTATTCCTACTGTAACAGGTGAGGATTTGGGTGTTGGTGGTGGAGTAAATGTTGGATTTGATGTTATTGATCCATTAGAAGCAACAGTTAAACGCTCTCTTATTGTTGAGGGTGGTGCTGATGGTAACATAATATCTAAGTTTGATGGTCCTGTTATTCTCAATAACAAACTAACATCAACTTCAGTAAAAGGTATTGAAGCAAGTTCTCTATTCCTACAAGGAGATAGAGATGTTGCTAGAAAATATACAGTAGGAATTTCTACTCCTTCTCTATCAGGTAATGTTGGAGATGTGGTTTATGATGGTAATGCTGCTAGTGGTGGTCTACTAGGATGGGTTTATACTTCTGCTACTAAGTGGGAAAGATTTGGTAGAATTGGATTAGATGGAGAAGAACCAGATACTAACATTGGTATTTCAAGTGCTGGAAACTATGTTGGACTTGCTACTCAGATTGATATAGTTGGAGTAGGAATTACTGTTACTAATCAATTTAATGCCACTGCTGGTATTGCCACATTCACTTTTGATAATAATCCAAAGGTTGCTATTTCTACTGGTAACGCATCAGGAGAGAATAATCTTCTAGGTATTGGAACACAAATCAACTTTGTTGGTTTTGGTGTTACTATTGGTGGTGAGTTTGAGTCAGTAACAGGTATTGCCACTATTCTAATCACAGCAAATCAAGGTGCTGGAGCTGGTGGCACAACACCTCAAGGTCCTACCTATGCAGTTCAATACAACAATGCTGGATTCTTTGGTGGTGGTAGTGGATTTACATATGATGGAAACAATGTTGAGATATCTGGATCTACTGATACTAGTCTAACTAAGATTACTCAGTCTGGATCTGGTGCTGCTCTTGAAGTTGCAACTGGATCTGTGGGTCTTGGAACTACTGGATCTTCTCTAGCAAAACTTGAAGTTGTAACAGGATCAGGAGAAGCTCTTAGAGTTAAGTCTACATCTGGTTCTGGAAACATACTAAGAATTGACAGTGGAACAACCACTGGTGATGCTAGTCCAGTTATTGTAGATGTAAGTGGTAATCTTGGTGTCAATACTGTAAGTGCTATAGCACCACTTGATGTTCTTGGTAATGCTGCAATCACTGGTGAGAATAGATTGTATGAATCTACTAGAACATACTATAGTGCAATAAAAGCACCTAATCTGTCAGCATCATACACTCTTACATTGCCAGTAAGGTCAGGTGTATCAAGTGATGTTCTTCTTACAACTGGTAGTGGAGTCTTAGACTGGATTTCTGCAAGCAGTATAGTTGGACTTGCTCTTACTACCACAGATGATTTGACTGAGGGTAGTGGAAACTTATACTTCACCAATGAGAGAGCACAAGATGCTGTTGACTTAGCAATAAGCGCAGGTATTCAGACAGGTATCACTGTTACCTACAGTGACTCTGGTAATAGTTTAAACTTTAATGTTGACAGTGCTTCACCTTATCCATTCACAACTAAAGGATTTCCTGGATCTTTCTAGGATTATCCTGCCTCTGGAATTATAATACAATTATACCCATCAATACGCGTGGAATCAGTATGCGTTATGGAGAAGGTTTCACCTGCAGCAATGGCAATTTCTAATGGGACTGCTGTTCTTGAGGAACCTCCTCCTGTTTGAGCAGACATTACTTGAGTAGCACTTACACCAGTTCCTCCACCAAAATTATCTGTTAATGCTAAAGTTTTACCATAACTAGCACCTGCTTTCAAATCTACTGTTACACCTTGGAAAGTCATAGTTCCATCACCTGCACCAGTTAATATATTGACGTAATTGATAACTATTCTTACATTTTGTCCTGTAGTGTTAGTAAAAGTAACATTACCTGATCCACTTAATACTTGGGCAGCCATATCCAGTTGAAATACTTTTTTATATTTATAAATAAAAAGAAAAGGGTGGAGAGTGAAACCCCATGGCTGTAAATAAGAATTTTGTCGTCAAGAATGGACTGGAAGTTAAGTCCAATCTTTTGGTAGCAGATACTAGTCAAGATTCCGTAGGTATAGGAACTAGTTTTATCAAAGAAAAACTCCATGTTATTGGAGGTATTGGTGCTACTAGTTTGTTTGTTGGTGGTATTGGAACAGTTCATGTAGCAACTGGTACTACTGCAAGATATGAGAATGTTAATATTACAGGGGTGGGTACTATTGCCACCTTTAGTGCCAATTCTATAAATGCTGCCAATATAAATGTCAGCGCAGCAGTCACTGCCAATAAGTTTTATGGTGATGGTTCTACGCTTACTGGTGTCTCTGTTGGTGTACGAACTGCTGGTGCTGTAGTTGGATATGGTGTAACTTTCTTAGATTTTAGAGGAGCTGGTGTATCCACTGCTTTCTTTAATAATAATGTTGGTATTGCCACTGTCTTCTTCCAAGGTGGTGGAAGTGGTGGATCAGTAAGTATTAGTAGTGCTGCTCCTTCCAGTCCAAACAATGGAGACTTGTGGTATAGTATTGATTTTGCTAGAACTTTTGTTTACTATGATGAAGTTGAACTGGGTGTTGGATCAGGAGCATTCTGGGTAGATGCTGCTCCATTCAATCAAGGTGGAGCTTTTCTTGGATCATATGGTGCTACTTCATTTGGAGCAATAGGATATACAAGTGGCACAAAAACAGTTCCAAGTATATATTTCACAGGAGATACAAATACAGGTATATTCCAAGGTGGATCAGCAGATCATTTCTCAATAGCAGCAGGTGGTTCAGGTATAGCAACTGTTAATGTTGGTGGACTTAATGTTTCTGGTGTAGTTACATCTCATAGTTTATCTCTAAGTGGAGATGCTACTGTTGCTGGTAACTTGAATGTTACTGGAGACTTAGTATATGATGAAGAAAGGGGTGTCAACTTATTAATAAGTGGTGTTGGAACATTTGGTGGTGCTGTATCAATAGGAGATAGTATAATTCATACTGGAGATACAGATACATCACTAAGATTCCCTTCTGCAAATACTATTACATTAAATACAGGGAATTTAGAGAGAGCTAAGGTAGATTCAAGTGGTAATATAAATGTTAATGCTGGAGAATTGAGACTTAAAGCTGCAGCTGGTGATTCTAATGGGTTAAAGTTATATCAAGGCGGTAGTGATACTTCTTATATTTTTAATCATTTTAGTGGACCTATATTATTTGGAACTGTTAATGCAGAAAAAGTTCGCATCACAACAGGTGGTAATCTAGGTATAGGAACAGCAGATCCAACAAAGGATGTGACTGGACTTACATCTAGATTGGGTGTTGGTATTGTTACTGCTGCATATCTTTATGGTGATGGTTCAAACCTAACTGGTATTGCTGCTGGTGGTTCTGGACAGTTCAACACTGGTCTAACTGGTGCTACTGCCTATGCTGTTACCACTTCAATGGCAACTGCACTAACTGCTAATGCAAGTTCAAGTTACAGAACAGTCATACATTCAATTCATGTTGCTAACATCAGTGCTGCTGAAGTAACAGTGAGTGGTGAGATGCAAGCAAGTTTCTCCTTTGCTCATACCATACCAATACCTGCAGGTTCAGCAGTTGAATTGCTCAAGCAACCTAAGGTTCTTGGACCAGGTGAGACAATAGAACTTCAAGCAAGTGCTAACTCAGCATTACAAGCAACCATTATTGCAGAACAGAAAGAGGATACAGATTTATGGGATGCTCAAGTTGATATAACTTCTGCTGCTACATGGA